AATTCAAATCGCAAACAAACTCAAATCTTTGAATCATGTACAAACTACAAATTGAACAAAAACACGACGGTTCGTTGTCCGAACGAACTTTCATTGATTTCAAAAAATGTTTTGAATCATTTCAAATCGAACTTCGGATTCGTGACATCGAAAAGTTTTCCGGTTTTGGAATTCCGCGCGACGAAGACATTGAAGACATCGGATTCGGACTTCTTTTTCACGGCGAAGGAAAACATCAATCGGTTTCGATCCTGAAGACGGCGACCGGAAAAGAATTCAAAACGAAGAATCCTTTTTTGCGGACTTATAACGGCCGAATGGAAAATTTGATTCACTTCATTTACACCGAAGGCGGCCGCGAATTTCTTTCGATTAATATTCGCGAAACGCCGTTCACCAATCCGGACGGCGGACTTGTCAAATTCTTTCACATGAACAATCAAGTTGTCGGAATTGTCGAACGATCTGGTCAATTCGAAATTGTTTTTTCGCGTCACTTTGAAACATTCGGCGAAGCGATTTCAGCAATCGAAAAACATTTCGCCGCCGACGATACATGTCCAGAAGAAGAACGCGTTCAGAAAACAATTGACACAATTCTTCAATTGACGACAATCGTCGCGTTCGGACTTCCTTCAATCGTTTTTTTCACCTATCTTCTTTTTATCGCATGGAAACAATAATATTTCGAAACTTCTTCGCACAATTGACCGACGTCGAAATCGACTTTGTTGTCAACCAATTGAACCGACATCAAGTTTTCAATTTCCAAATCATTCGTTCAAACGTTGGCGACATCGACGCGAAATTCGTGAAACACTTCGTCCGGAACATCGAAGTCGGACTTCTTGGAACGGTTGTCGCCGATTCAATTGACAAAAAAATTCAACTTTAATTTTCAATTTTATTTTTCATTCATTTTTTTTATGCAAACACTTTTTTCAATCGTCAAATCTGACATCGAACTTTCAAAATCACGCGTTTCGCAAATCGCGAACGCAATTGTTGAACTGAATGACAACGGCGAAATTGACACGTTGACGGCACTTGCAAGAATCGAATTTCTTTCGCAAGTTCTTGAAAACGCGAAATCGGTTCTTCGTGAACGCGCGGTCGACGAACTGGATCTTTACGGTCCTGAAGCGAAGTCCGGCGTCGTGAAACAAGGCGTCACATTTAAGCACAAAGAAACGGCCGTGAAATACGATTTTTCAGGCGTTGAACATTGGACTTCAATCAAGGCCGAAGAAGACGCCAAAACGAACGAAAGAAAGGAATTCGAAACATTCTTGAAGACATTGAAATCAAGAACGTCAATCGCGGATCCGAACACCGGTGAAATGATCGACGTCGCGCCGCCGGTCAAGTCGTCAAAAACAACCGTTGAAATCACACTTTCGAAATAATATTCGAAAAATATTTGTATCTTTGTTGAAATCGCAAATCAAAAAATCATGAACAAAATCGAAAAAGTGAACGTGACGCAAGGCGTCGACGTTGACAAAATCAAGAAGTATCTTCAAACAATGAATCTCGCGTCGAACTTGACGAACGCCGAAGTCGAACAATTCATTGAAATCGCGCAATCGTTTGAATTGAATCCGTTCAAACGTGAAATTTACGCGAACAAGTACGGCGACAAATTTTCAGTGATTGTCGGATTCGAAACCTACATCAAACGCGCGGAACGTTCTGGACTTTTGTCCGGTTGGTCCGTTACGACTGAAGGGACGATAGACCGTCAAAACATTATGAATTCGGATCTTCGCGCAATTATAACAATTCACCGAAAAGACTTCGAATTTCCGTTTATTCACGACGTTTATTTCATTGAATACGTCGGCCGCAAACGTGACGGTTCAGTCACCGAATTTTGGCGAAACAAACCGTTCACAATGATCAAAAAAGTTGCAATGGCACAAGGTTTCCGTTTGTGTTTTTCGGACGAACTTGGTGGAATGCCGTACACGAACGAAGAACTTTCGACAATGGAATCCGACGCGGTTGTCGTTGAAACGATCAAGCCGGAAAAAAAGAAACGCGAAGCGAAGCCGGAACCAGTTCAGGCCGTTGTTCAAACAATTGCAAAAGACACCGTCCGGATTCGAACACTTCTTGAATCAATTCGAACTTCGAATTCACTTGAAGAACTGGTTCAAATCTGGAAATCGAACGAAGATCTTCACGCCGAAGTTGTGTTCAAAAACGCAATGACTGAACGCAAAAAATACATTCAAACGATCAACCAGTCGGAACCGGCCGAAATTGTCAATCCGATCTTCGAATTGATTAAAAACGCGCAAACGCCTGAAGAAATCTTTGACTTGACAATCGACGAAAACGATTCCGAACTTTTGCAATTCGCAAACGAACGGATTCAACAACTTTATTCAGAAACACCGATCGACGAAGTAAAATGAAGAATTCAGAAATCAACAACTTGAAAAAACGGATCCGGAATCGGTTCGGATCCGTTCGCCGGTTTTGTTCAGTTATGGAAAAAAATCACGTTTCGATTAATTACAACACATTATCGAACGCGTTCACCGGACGACTGAAGACCGACAAACATTTGTTTTATCTTGAAAACGTCGATTTGATATTGTCGAAAGGCAATATCAAAGACGATTTGTTTATCAACGAAACACAACGTGAATTCATTCGGATTCAGATTTTGAAGAACTTCAGGAACGTCCGGACCTTTTCAAAATTACATGATCAATTCACGCCGGTTTTCATTCACAACGTTATTTCTGGGAAAAAGAAAAAACGTGACAAACGTGTCGATTCACTTCTTTCAATCTTGAATCATGAAGAATAATTCGTCCGATCGTTTGCCTTATTTCCAGTTTTATCCGGCGGACTGGTTGACCGACACGTCACTTCGACTTTGTTCGGCCGAAACACGCGGCGTCTGGATCGACCTTCTTTGTCACATGTCACTTTCAAATGAACGCGGTTTCTTGATCGTCGGCGGTCAAATTTTGGACGAAAAAGGAATCCAAAAGTTGTCCGGAATGAGTCCAAAAAAGTTCAAAAAAGTATTGAATGAACTGACACTTTTTGGAATCCTAAAAACGGACGAAAAAGGTCGATTTTTTTCGAAGCGAATGGTCGGCGACGAACATCTTCGTCAAGTACGGCGCGACGTTGGCAAAAAAGGCGGAAATCCGAATTTGAAGAAGTCGGTTGTTGATTTGGTTTCTAATTTGGTTAACCAAAATGACAACCAAAATTCAACCCTATCAAAAGTCATAAGTCAAAGTCATATAAAGAAAGATAAACTTTCTTTTATTAATGAACCAAAAAACGAAAACGCGACTTTGATTTTGAATCCGGTTCTTCAATACATTCAAAAAAATTGTCCGACCGTTGCGCGGTTGTCAAAACAACTTTCGGAAAACGACGCCGACGAACTTCTTCAAAAATTTCCAGAACAAGAAATCTTTGACGTTCTGGATCAAATGGAAAATTTCAAACCTTTAGTTTCGAAATATTCTTCAGTAAAACTAACTTTGAATTCATGGATTAAAAACAAAAACGCAAATTATGGAAAATCAACTTCAAATTCAGGATCAAAAAAACCTTCTTTCGACAATGCAATTCGTGACTTTTAACGCGAAAGAAATCATTGAAACGGCGTCCGTCGGCGTTCAAATTAAGCAACTTCAGGACGACGAACCGATCAAACAAGCCTTTCGATATATTTTCACCCTTATCGGATTGAAGGCCGAAAACATTCCTTCGGATATTCAAAAGGCCGTTTTGATCAATTTCGTCAAGAATGAACTTGGAATGTTCACGCCTGAAGAAATCACACTTGCGTTTCGGTTGGCGGTATCGAAGAAACTGGACGTTGACGTTTCGCACTATCAAAATTTTAACGCGATTTATTTGGCCGACGTTCTTGAAGCCTATCGACAAAGACGAAATTCGGCAATGACTGAATTTCGTCGTCAACTGAAGCAAATTCAACAAGATTCCGAAATCGAAATTTCGCCGGAACGCAAACGTCTTCTTTTCTGGGAATTCGTTGACACAATCGTTTTGAAAGTTTGGGACGATTTCGTCCGAACCGGTCGAATTGACTTCCAGACGTATCGAATCAAGTCAATCTTTGACGCAATCGAAACCGAATTCGGATTCATGGCCTTGACACTTGAAAAGAAGATTGAAATCAAGAAACGCGCCGAAGTGATCGCAAAGTCTGAATTGAATCAACCTTGTGAAACGTTGGAAAAAATTCGCGAAATTCGCGCAATGAAAGAAGCAATCGACGCCGGAATGAATCACATCGGATTCGAAGACGTTGTGATTCGGAAATGTCGCGAAATCGCAATTCGTGACTTCTTTTCAACTCTCAAATCTGAAGGACGTGATCTTCGTTCAATGTTTAACGCCGAACGCCAAAAAGAAAGAAAATGACACCGGTTCAAAAACTTGCAACAATCTTCGAAGAAATTCACCCCGAAATTTTCAACCTGAAGACTGAACTTGGACGAAAATCACTTCGAATCGTCGCCGAAGTTATGGAACTGGAAAAGGCCGAAATCATTTTCGCGTTCGAAGAAGGCAAATTTTCGCAATTGCTGAACGGTTCGGCAAAGTCAAAACCGAAGGACGGCAAAAGTTACTACACGCAAAAATTCAAAATTGTCAATCAATGAAATCACAAATTCAAGTCGCAAATTCAATCATGTTCGTTCTTCAACGCGAATACGTTCGTGAATGTAAAATCGAACCGGCAATCGACGAAAACGGTCAACAAGTTCTTGATTCAAACGGTGAACCAGTTGAACGCGCAATTCACCCCTTGAACCAGACGTTTCCGCAATGGTTGGAATCGAACAAACTTGTTGTCACCGAATCGACGATCATTCGTCCGGATTCAATTGTCAAACCGTTAAAATTTACGAAATGAACAAAATCTTTTTAATCGGAAACGTTGGATCCGATCCGGAATTCAAACAAACACAATCGTCACAACTGGTTTCTTTTTCGTTGGCCGTGAACGAATATCAAAAGAAAGGCGACGAATACGAAAAGAAAACGAACTGGTTCAAGATTGTTCACTTCGGCAAAGGCGCGGAATTTTCGCGGAAACACGTCAAAAAAGGAATGAAGATTCATGTCGAAGGACGACTTGAAGTTTCGACTTATTCAGGAACCGACGGAATTCAAAAGACTTCCGTGTCCGTAATTTGTGAAAACATAAATATCTTTGAAAAAATCGAAAAACATGAAGAATCTTTCAATTTCTGAAAAAGTCGCGTTGATCTGGTCAATTCCTTTGACGGCGACGTTGATCTTTTTGGCCTTCATTTATTCAACCGTGAAATATTTACTTCAGGCCGTTTTCGTTTATTCAGGGACGGCCGGTTCAATGTCTTTTCTTTTTATCAAAATCAAACAATCTTCAATTCGTAAAATCTGGAAAAAAATCGAAGAACAAGATTCATTGATCAAAAACTTTGACGGCCGAAATTAACATGAACAAGTTGACACGCCTTTTTCAATCGAAAACAAGTCTTCAAAATGCGATTCAGTACGCTGAACAACACCTTGAACGCCTTGAACAATCAAAACGTTTGATTGAAAAACAAATTGAAGTCTGGAATAAGAAAAAAGAATCAATTCAATCGCAAATCAAATCAAAAGAATCATGATCAAAAACTTTGAAGAACTTACGTTCGAACTCACAAACGAAGAACGATTCGTCGTTCAAACAATGATAAAACGTTTCGAAACGTTGAAAGGAAAAGAATTTATTGTCACCGGCGAACAAATTCGCGAAGGAATCAACAACAACTTGAACCTTCATTTCGACATGATCCGAATCCGGAAAATGATTCAATTCATTCGAACGAACGATCTTGTCGCCGGTCTTATTGCAACTTCAAAAGGATATTACGTCGCAAAGACGGCCGAAGAAATTGAAGACTGGATCGAATCGCTAAAATCGCGCGAAAACGCAATTCGAAAGATTCGCGAAGTTGCCGAAGAAACGGTCCGACAAATGAAGTCCAGAACACAACAAACAACACTTTTCAATTGAAAACGAAAATCGCAATCGCAATCATTTTCTTCGCAACAATCGGACTTTCGGTCTTTCTTGCGTCGAAATATCCAGTCAATCAAAAATCAATTCAGAAAACGAAATGACACCAAACCAAAAGGCCGAACTTATTATTCGCGAATTTGAAAACATGATCATGTTGACGCGAACCGGAGCAAAAGAAGCCGCGTTGATTGCGGTTTCAATTGTGATCGAAACAACGTATCAACACGAAGAAGTTTTGAAATACTGGAAACAAGTTCGGCAATGTATCGAAGAAAGTTTCGATAATTGAACAAACCTTGACGGACCGGTCGCCGTTTAACGACTGAACTGGAACAAAGAAGTTCGAAAAATATGAAGACGAAAAAAACAACGGATCAACGGAAACAATCAAAAACCGAAGATCGACGCGAAAAGGTTGAACGAATTTGTGAACTTTATTCGGCCGGTGGCGTCACAATCGAATCTTGTTGCGAAGAAGTCGGAATTTCGATTCGAACTTTCTGGAATTACACCGATCAAAATTCCGATTTTGCCGACCTTTACAAAAAGGCAAAGGAAAAACACGCGAAGTTCGGAAAAGAAGGAATTCGCGAAAAGGCCGAAGACAACCTTTCGAAATTGATTTCCGGTTTTTGGATCGAAGAAACCGAAGTCGAAGAATTGTTTTCCAGAACCGGACAACTTTCAGGAAAACGCGTCAAGTCGAAAAAGAAATTCATTCCGCCGAATGTCACGGCCGTTATTTTCGCGCTGAAGAACACCGATCCGGCGAACTGGAATGAATCACTTGCGATCGACGTGACCGGCGAACAACAAGTCTTCAAAATAGGCGAACAAGTGATTCAGTTTTCGTAAATTTGTCCGTATCAATGCGATTCATAATTTTGTCAAATGGTCAAATTCGAAAAGTCATGACATCAATTGAAGACGTCGCAAATTACGCGGACCGATTGTTCGAACGATTCGCAACTTCCGAAGAAGTTTTGAATCATTTGAAACAAAGAATCGAAACGGTTAAACAAGCCGAATTCGACTTTGACGAACTGGACAATCAATTTGAATTCCTGAACAACGTTCGAAAATACATCGTCAACAAATCGAAGTTTGAATGAATGTCGCGTTCAGTCCACACCCGAAACAACTTGAATTCATTGAAGCGGTTTTTTCGGGAAAATATGAATGTCTTCTTTTTGGTGGCGCGGCCGGTGGCGGCAAATCTTATGTTTCAATTGCGACGTTGATCTTGTTAGCGAAGATTTATCCGAATTCGCGTTCACATGTCATTCGTGAATCTTTGCCGTCCCTGAAGCGGACAACAATTCAAACGTTCTTCAAACTTTGCCCGAAATCATTTATTCGAAATTATCATCAAACCGATCACATTGTCACGTTCACGAACGGTTCAACACTTGAATTTTTTCCTGAAAACTTCAATCAAGATAAAAATTTGACGCGGTTCGACGGACTTGAAACGAACTTCTTCTTGATCGAAGAAGCGCAAGAAGTACAAAAGAAGACCTTCGAAAAATGCAAACTTCGTGTCGGCCGTCACATTTTGCCGAATCAACCGCCGCGATTAATCTTGTTGACATGCAATCCGTCGCAAACGTGGACGAAGAAAGAATTTCACGAACCTTCTTTGAACGGAACACTTCGGTCGTCGTATTTCTACAAACGCGCGTTAATGTCGGACAATCCAGACCTTCCGGACGAATACGTTTCCGCAATGGAAAACCTTGACGACGTGACACGCGCCGTCTTTGTGAATGGTGACTGGGACGTCGTTGACGTTGATCGTCCGTTCGCGTATGGTTTCAACAAGTTCAAAACGGTCAAACCGAACCTTGAAATTGAAAAGTCCGAACCGATCATTCTTTCGTTCGACTTTAATGTCGATCCGATCACTTGCGTCGCCGGTCAAACATTCAAGAACAAGATCCGGAT